TTCGACGACGCGGTCGCCGCCAGCAGCTTCGTGGCCACACCAGTGGCTCCTGAGGCTTCAGCTGAGGAGCTTTGGAACCAAGCACCCACCTTGGAAGTTCCGGGAGCTCCACTCCCACCACCACCAGTGCCCTCAATCACGGGAATGAAGAGGCGAACTCGGTAGCGGACATGCAGCTCACCCACGGCGGTGTTAGCTGCAGTGCCAATGGTTGCGACATTCAAGTTGCCCACATCATAGGTCTTGATGTCCGTCCCAGCTGGCTGTGCGCCAGGGCGCACATAATGCGCATCCATGCGGGTGCATAGCATGGATTGCGGCACCTTCAGCGCAAAATTCTCACACGGCATGCCGTCTTCATGAGGATCGGTCGCCTCGATCTGGGTCTTGGTCGTAGGCGGCGCATCGCTGGCATCTGTCTCGAAGGACAGGATCACCTTGCCGGTCTGCCCGTTGCTGGCATACTCCGACACTTCTCTCTTGTAGTAGAATTCCAGGTACTCAAACTCATACTTCTCGAAGTTCTTGGCGATGGTGCTCAGCCAAGGGAAAGTTCCCACCTGCCCCGGGTTGACGGAGTAGGCAACATTCGCAAAAGCAGGTTCCCCAGAAGGTGTGACCTCCGCAATGTACTCGTCTTCCTCAATCACCATCTCAGTCCGATTGGTTGTTGAGTTGCGAGTCCTCCCTTTGCCAGTGAGCTGATCACCGCGTTGGGTCATTGCGCGCCCATTCCTCGCCTCTCGGCGCTTCGCGCGGGTCTTGCGCTTCTTTGCAGGCGGCGGATTGCTGCCACCAGGAGCTGCACCACGGCGACCGCGCTTCCGACCACGGCCTCCACCAGCAGGTGTAGCATTGTTGTTGTTGCTCATCGATTCTAATAAGCCAGTTTGTCAAATAAATTCGAACTGTGGGTGCGACCCAAACGGTAGGAAGATTCCAACTCCACTCCCCAAAGCAAATTGATCAAGGCTCAACTTGCAAAGCCGTCCCCGAGGGGCTCACTCAAGGGACACCCCTAGTCGCCGCGCGACCAGGGCTCGCTTCCTGTTCCACACTTTCAGGTAAGCCTTGTACTCCGCATCAGATTGACCTTCACGCTGTTTCTTCGAAGTCCAAGCGCGGGGGTCGATTTTCGGTTTCGACTCTCCTGCGGCCGGGGTTTTCTCCTCGGTCTTTGGCTCTGTAGGTCCAGAGCCCTTCCTGCTACGCCGCCCTTTCTCATCAACAATGGGAATAAGCTTCGCGGCACTCTCAACCTCTAAGGGGACATGTTCAGTCACCTCAACTGGGATGAGAGTCGGTACATAAGTAGCAGGGTCACGGAGGCGTAAATCACCCGCCTTCGACCGATACCTGTACGGCTTGGTGTGATCCACTGTGCAGCACAACTCCAGCTCACAACAGCAGACCTTCTCCTCAGCAAATCCACGCTCTTCAGGGGAGAAACCAAACACCTCATCGAGTTCCGCATCCGGAATTTTCCAAACCTCAGCAACAGGCTTGGTCTCTGAGCCGTCAAGTTCCATCTTGTCCTTGGGGGGCAAGGCATCGGCACTTGGTTGCGGTGCCGGAGTCAGCAAAGTATCGCCAACTACGCACATCTGCTTAACAACGGGGGTTTCGACGTTGGCAGAGGTGCAAAGAGGTGCTTGAAGAAGCAGCTCAGCGTCTCGAGTCTCCCAGATTCGTTCAATCCACAGCTCAAAGCGCTCCCAATGGAAGTCTGGGATGCTCTTTCGGAACACTTCTCCCATCCAGCCAGAATCCTCATTCGGCCAGTTCGACTCCAACGAATGCTTACCGTCCCACGGCATTAGCACTCCATCCATGTGCTCCCCAAGAAGCTCATGGGCAACGCGGCAGATCGCTCCAATCACAGGTGAATTCCTATCCATCCTATAATATCCTGAAATGCGTTCTGCAAAGCGGACCAGCGGGTGCGGGAGCACCGCCGGCCCCACCCAGAGCTTCGCCAGCAGTCTGGATGGGTTGGCGCAAGAGTTTTGATCTCCTGTCCAGACGTCGGGGCCAAACTGGCGGTTCAGGAAGTTCACGCCAATCTCACCTCGAGGTACGACTTCAATCTCATAGTCCTGGCCCATCAACTCGGCTGCTCGTTTCAGCGCCTTAGGGTCAATGTCGCCTTCCAGG